CCCAACGTGAAAGAAACCTATTGGTTATCTTGATTATCTAATCTCATTTAGTAATGGACTATCTTCTCTCTTAAACCTTGTCTTTCTTACTTCGAGAAGATAAGAGTGAAACTCTCCACTCTCCAGATACATAGGAGTTACTAATAGCTCTGGACTTGTATATGCTCTATATCCTTTATTTCTTCTTTTCATTTCCCACCACCATCTAAAACTTTATCCGAATGTTAAAGTATCTATCAGATGTATGTCTTTTCCTATCAGGATACATCAAGATACCAAATATCATATCTGACGTAACATATATCACTTGATATACCCCATTGTCAATAGGAAATAATAGTGTCTTTACTCCTTTGGCTCTCTTGGGTTTATCTTCAAATTCCTTTATCATCATAGATTGAAGTAACCCACACATAATATTTATATTACCTTTCATTTTATTCATCTCACTCTTTTCATTATCCTGATGTATATCCAAGTGAATAACATAAGTAAACTAATACAACCTATTGTTATTAATGTTATACATATCATAACTTCATCATTATTCATCTTTATTCACTCATAGTTTATCTTATCTTTTTATATTATATATAGGGAGTTGATAAAGTGGAGAGAATGTTCTTTAATAGTAAGAACATTTAAGGGAATCGAACCCTGAATCTATCTATCAAAACCTATTTGTATAGGGAAAAATATAGATAGTAACCTAATGTGAATGTATTATTTACTCCATAGGATTACACTACTCTCCACTTCTTTTAATAGAAATGAATTTATTCTCTTAACGCCTTTGTGCAATTCTTGATTACACTTTATATTTATCCATAAGGAATGGCTTATATTTATCGAAAAGAGAATAAGCATAGTATCTTTAAAGTTATTATTTAGAAATTTAGAGATAGGTATAGATATTTAATAGAGTTGTAAATGGGATAGTATCAATTTACTTATCCAAAATAATCAATTTACTTCTACTAATAAACGTATTATTCTATACCTATCGAGTTTCTGTAACTCTTGTTGTCGTCAGTTATACTGTTTCATTAGTATAATACTGTCTTTCCTTTCGTGTTTAATGAGAGTTACAAACTCAAAGGTATTGAAAAGTAAAGCAAACTATACCTGTTCTATGGATATAATAAATTATATCAGTAGATACACTACCATTGTAAGCAACTTTTTACGAAAAAACAATAAGAAAACAAATAACAAAAAAGAAATTGTTAAATGTTAAAATTTTGTTGTTTCTCAAATAACCCCCAAAACTTGCCCAAAAACTATATAAAGTTTGTGGCTCGATTTCTTCCGTTGGGCGAAAAAAGTTGTATATAAAGGTTTTGGTTTGTCAATTTCAACTGTGGAGAAACAGGAAGATAAGTATTGATTAATTATATAATGTCAAGTAGATAAGTATCAATTAGATACATAAAGTATCAATAAGATTCAATAAGAAACTAATGTATCTATTGTTTCATTGGATAAAGGTTAAGGATATGTTCTTATATTCCCTGACGATTGATTGTAATAGCCCTTAAAGGCAAAAACTATTCCTTTGAGTAGTAAGGGTAGAGTTATGAAAGGATATTTAATTTAAAGTGTATTTCTGTTAATCTTAAAGCAAATAGGATTTTAAGCAATAATTCTAATTCGCATTTAGGAAAGGGAAAATTTTCTTTCTTTATATATTTCTTTCTTTTAAAGGGTTAGGTTATAGGTATATTATATATTAACTCCTGTTTTTAGATACCATTAAACTAACTAATAAACCAATAGGAAAGTAAACAGGATATTTAATTCATATATCTGAAAAGCCATTAAGGAAATAGGAATGTATCATAAGATTAGAATTATACCACAACCAAAGGGGATTCCCACCCACCTATGATTTTAATCTTATACATTAATATAATAAGGAGAGTGAGAATAAACAACAGGAGAAAAAAAAATATATAAGGAGAGTTTATCTGATAGCAAAGGTAAATGTTAATCTAAATTCATTACCCCATTCTATCTGATTAAACACATATATACTATCTTGTATCTCGAAGTAATTTCCAATTCTGTTTACATCTGTTGCTACTCCTGTTATACTATCGAGTGTTATATCTGTTGGTTTTGCTAATAATAACATAATAACTCCTAAAGAAATAAAGAGAGAGTTGTTTTACCAACTCTTTACTTCCTTATCGCTATCTATAAACTTGGTTTTACTTCCACAATTTACACATCTATAATACTCTTTCCTGTATTTCTTGTTGCACTTTGGACAATATACTATTTCTTCTAAAGATACTACTTTACTATCAGGATACCACCCACTACCACCACTATCTCTCTCGGATATATATTGTTGTAAATCATAATCTCCATAGTTATCTGTGTGTCTTTGTTGTGTTAATGGGAATACTCTTGTATCTTTACATTCTATTGGATATTTGTGCATTTCATATATTAGTGGTGTAAGGATATTATTATAATACTTCCCTGAATTTAACTCATTAACTAATTCTATGAGATAATTTACATTATACTTCGGGAAACTCCAAGCAATATCTGATACTTGGTAATCATAATATAACCTGTTCTTTATCCGTTGGAGTATTGTATTAGTAGTAGTTTTTTTAACATATCGTAAGGAAGTAATTGTATCATATAGATAACTACTTACAATTCCACTCCTTATCTTCTTGTATATCTGTTTTGCTTTTTGATTACGAGTAAGGAATATAATATCCTTTAACATCATCTTTATATCTTCTCCTGTTATGAAGTGTTTAGTTTTCCATTCTCCTTTTACACCTGAATAGTTTACTTCCTTTCCCCATATTCCTATTCCACTTGGTTTATCAGGTTTTGATTCATCAGGAACATATCTTATTCCCATAACATAACTCCAATAAGATAGAATATCGCTTACAAATCTACGGGATAGTATAGATGTATTTTCATTTGTGTAATTATCTGTATTCACTTCTGTTACTTCAGTTCCTTTACACTTAAACAAAGTAGATGGTAAGGAATCCACATCATATTGTCCTGCACTTCCAAATGTTTTAACAGGTAATCTCCCTATACTCCTTACTGTCTTGGAGTTACTTATCTGTTTGTTTGCTACCTTTCCATATTTAGTTACCCATTCTATATTCTTCATCAGTTGTGCTTGGTTGTAATCATCTAAAGGTATATTGAAATTCTCTATTAATTCCTGTTGCTTTAGATATGGGTGTTCTCCCATCTCCTTACAACTTTCACTCTCGATATACTCTATTCTTTTAATAGATGTTTCATCTTCTTTCTCCTGTTCACTCTTTACTCTACTTCTACTCTTTTTCTTTCCTGTCTTTCTTGGTTTCTTTTCATCAGGTAACTTATCATACACTACCTTACCTTTCAGGACTTTGTTACCTTTACTATCTGTTTCTTCCTTAACATTCTCGATAGAACAATAGTGGAAATCTTCTTTATGGTGTAAGTTTTTCTTATACTCAACTCCTTTATTTCCTGTCAATATACCTGTTGCTTTAGGATATTTATTTTCCACTTTCTCCAACTGTTCATCTATCTGCCTATTCATTAATTCCTTTCCTGTTTCTACTTCTTTCATTTCCATATTTCTCACTCCTTTATTTTTCACTCATATTTCCTTTATTCATTTTAATATGTATTTCCCTATGTTCTTGGATAGTTACACATATCAGGTTTTCTATCCTGTTATCAAATATATTCCTATTATCGTGGTGTATCTGACAACCTTTAGGAATACTCCCGTTGTGGTATCTCCAAATGTATCTATGCAGGGAAGTTATTTTATTATTATCTAATCTTGCTTTCATATATCCTGTTCTTTTATCTTGGAATACTCCTGTTATTCTTGGTAACTTCTTGCTCATTCCTTATCACTCTCCTGTTTCCACTTCTTTGCTATCGAGAATCCCCTTTCTATTTGCTCGGATATTTTGTTTCTTTTTTTCATTACTAATCAACTCCTGTAAAATCTTTCTCCACTCTATCGACAACAGAATATATTATTGAAAGAGATTTACTTATTATCTCCCTATCGTTATCTGATAGAAACTTGTGAATCTCCATTGTTCTCGCATAAGTTTCTTTAAAGGAATGGGTAAGTAATTCCTTATCAGTTGGTATTACAGGATTATTCATTCTTGTCCACTCCCCGTTTGTTTTAGGAAAGATTCATAGTTAATATCCTGTAATTCTTCGAGAGCCATATCTGTTGCGAGTTGGATTTCTTGGAAATGTTTTACTCTTTCAAAAGAATGTAAGTAAAACCTATCGAGAAACCCTTTGATTTTTGTTTCGGTTTCTTGGAATATTCTATCAGTATTCTTCTGACACCACTCCTTATACTCTTGGGAATGTAAGGAATTAAAGGACATATTGATTTCTCCCTGTTCCTTTATGAAATTCTTCAAAACTCTTAAAAGAGTTGTCTAAATCACTCACTTCAATTTCTTCTGCACAAATGTTTGTGCTAACTGCTTTCGATTTCATCACTCCCTTATACTCGTCAAACTATATAAATGTTGCGTTCCAGAAGAAAACCCAGAAGTTGTATTTTATAAATAACTTTGCGTTTATAAGTATCTTATACTCACGTAACACTTTGCGTAGTTAAACTATATTATACATTCCGTTAGCACTCCTTATGCAAAGCGTTAAACTCTCGATTGCGTTAGGGAATATACAGTATCTTTCATTTCCCGATCGACAGGAATATACGATATTTAAAGCATATTTTAAAACTCCCTTATGTGCTTATTACCTATTTCTCCACACAAGAGTATCAATCCTTACGGAAACTAATGGTTGATTCAAGCATAGTTCTTTGCGAGATTAAGGAGAACAACAGGAATTTAAAGCACATTTCAATAAGCCCTTAAGATAGGGACAGGAACGAATATTTAAAGCATATCTGAAAAGTGCCTTTAAGGAGAACGACAGTAAATAACTTTAAGCAATTTTAAGGAAAGCCTTTAAGGGTAAGAACGGGTAAACTTTAAGCAATAATTCGGAAACGCCTTATAGGAAAGGGGGGATAGGAAAAAGGAAAGGTAAACCTAACCTAAAACAATAAAGTTATATATATATATTAAACCGTTAACTTAAACTATATGTTTAATACTTAAGTATCCCGAAGGATTTAACAACACCTTTAGGGGTATCCCACCCACCTGTGATTTAATCTATTTAGAAAGATTAATAAGATACTTTAATATCCTGTTGCACAAAACAGATTCTCGGAGTGGCTTCGAGAGGCTCTCCTGTTGCTCTCGGAACGGCACAACTACCCAACAGAATATATATCCTTTGACATATAAATATATATATTTTAATCCTGTTTCTCTCGGAGTGTTTCTCCTGTTGGCTCTCCTGTTGCAACCCTGTTGCTACTATAATGGGTATGCCCACCCACCAATTAAGGAACAAAAAAAAAAGAGATAAGGAGAATTTCTCCCTATTTACTCCTGTTGTTCTCGGAGAGTTTCTTCTGTTGATATCTGTTGCAACCGATAGGTAAGAAAGGTTTCTTTAAAGTTACTCCTTTATTTAAGCAACTTACCTGTAACACTCCCGTTCTAACAGGAGTGGACAATTTTGCCCACTCACAATCTTTACAGATAGTGTATGTATCTTTCATTCCCGTTTCACTCTCCTGTTATTTTCTTGTGCCTCTCGGAGTAACTCGAGGGAAAACTTATCGAGTTCTCGGATTTTATTGTCTAATTGAACAGTTAATCTACTGTTCGTTTGAATTATATTCCAATACCTTCTCCTTAGGCTCTCGTAGTAGTTATCGAGAAAGTTGCTGGTATCAGGATATGTTTCTTTTAATTCTTTCATTCCTGTTCCCCCCTTCTGTTGCCCTTCTGTCGCTCTCGGAGTATCTCGTCAATGCCAATCAAGTCTTTTACTTTAATCATTATCTGTTCACTCCTGTTGGCTTACCTGTTTGCTCGGAGTGATTTGTAGTGTAACTCCGAGAGTTCTCCGAGAACATCTGCTTGGGTAACTGTGTCGGCTGACAGGAATGTATTAATTATTCCAACTCTATCTATTATTTCCTGTGCTTTCTCCCGTTGCTCATCTGTTAGCCCTTCTGTTGCACTCCCGTTGCTCTCCTTATTAAAGCCGTCTACATACTCCTTGTATTCCTTTGGCGACATCTTTCTTATCTCTTGAACTGATTTCCCGTTGCTCTCGGAGGCTTTCTTCGAGGCTTTCTTCTGTTGGGCAACTGTTTTCACTCCTATTATCTCGGAGAGTTTCTTCGAGATGGCTCGATTCTTGCTCTCGAAGTGGTAACAGGATATGTTGTAAGCACAATCTTTAATATAAAGAAAGTCCTTCCCGTTGGCTCTCCTGTCAAGTCGAATGTCGTTCACATTCACATTTGACGGGATATGTATGGTTGTTTTTACCTGCGTCTTTTTGCTCATTTTCTTTCCTTTGGTTTTCATTTTCTTTTCAACTCCTGTTGGTTTCCCAACATTTCTTCTGTCGCAACCCTGTCCAACCCCGTTGGACTTCAGTTGCTACCCCTATATCTGCCCACCACTATATAAACCCCCCTGCTCTCGAAGGGCTGACGGGAGTTTAAGAGTTTTGAGTGTCTAAAGGTGTTCTACACATATGCTTATGTGCGTTGAGCCCAATAGGATAAGACATTAATCAGCCTTAACGAATCCTTTTAGACTATTAAAGCTCAGTTACTCACCAAAATCCTAACGGAATCGTGTCTAAGAGCAACCTACCGCGTTTTCCTATGCTTTTTACCCCTAAAACCTACCACTATGTACCCCAAAACGTCTTTAATATTCATATTTGTATATATTATTATATAACGGAATCCATATATGCTTTGGTAATCCGTCCTTTATATACTTTTCGGTCACTTTCTCCTGTTGGAGATTATTATACTATAAAAAAGTATTCACTAATACTATTATTGAGAGAATAGAGCAGATAATTCAATGTTAGATGCAGGGTGACGACAAAGCTGACGTCGGGCAAATGGTGGGTTACTATTCTCAACGTTATGATATCGATATTATGGCAAATACAAGTAAAATTATCAAGTATAATTTAGAAGATGAGACATTACGACTCAAAGAGGCAGGTTTAAGTCTAGATGAAATCAGAAATACATTAAAAAACAACCATTCGGACATAACAGACTTACAAAATCTCTCTATGATGTCTCTTTCTCGCTTTTTCGATGCTCATAAGACGGAAGAAGCACTGGAAAAGCTTAAAAATGGGGATGATCCCCTTGAAGATCTCCGAAGTGAGTTCCGAGATAAGATGTACGACCTCCACGATGAGACGCAAGACATCTATAAAATCATGAAAAAATCCTTAAGAAAGATATCTCGTGGTGATGATGACTATAAAGTGATAAGAGCAGCTAAAGATACAATTAATGCTATTGAACAGTGCAGAAAAAACTGGACATCTTTGATACAATTCGGAGTAAATGAGTTTAAACCTCTAGAAAAGGCACAAGAAATTAACATAATTGAGGTTCACAATCTATTAATTAATGTTTCAAAGGATTTATGTCCTGAATGTAGACGCAAAATAGTCGGTTATGTTGTAGCTGAGGAGGAAAACAATGGTTAGAGGACCTAATTATGATCCATGGATAACTCTTAAAAAGTTTGGTATAGCATATGTAACAGCATTTATTGGTGTTATTATACCTTTTTCTATAGCATTTGTACAAGAATATGAATGGCCACCTGAAATGGCAATATATATTCCTATTGTGATTGCTGCATTAGTAGCAGTTCAGAATGCTTGGAAACATTGGAAAGATTAATTAAATAAATTGGGAATCGTCAACTCAATGTTCAAATTTTTCATTGATTCACATACGGAGTTTCATAGATGTCCGCTACGTCAATAGTATCTTTTATTCTATTAACTCGGTATTCTTATGGTAATTCATTTGGTATGTTAATTCAGTCAACTCAATGGCGTAGTTTCCCAAACTTCGTATGTAAAGTAGATGTTATTATATAAGTGAGTGGTATATATGGCAGATAAACTAATTGGCTTTAGTGTCCTATTCGCAGTACTCGGAGCAATTCTAGGCTATATCCTCGGTACCCTATTACTTGGTACAAACGTATTCGCAGGAACAGGCTTAGCATTACCAGAACTCGGTTTATTTTTGGGATTCTTAGCTGGTGGATTTAAAGATAAATTTAACTTGTAGATAATATGAGTTGAATATTTATCAGACATATATGTTTTGGGAAGGCTAGATCCTTCCTATGTATAATTTATGAAACTTGATAAAACTTCATTAGATATTCTCAAATATTCAAACGATCCTGTTCTTTTTACAACAGATCTGATAGGTCTTAAGTGTGAAAATTTCCATCAGGAGTGGCTAGATACATTCGAAAAGAATAAATTCTCAGTCTTATTAGCTCCTCGTGGTCATGGTAAAACTTCTATAGTTGGATCTTATATATTATGGAGAATATGTAGAAATAGAAACATTAGAATATTAATAGTTACAATTAATCAGAATAAAGCTAATGCAATGATGACATTCATACAAGAAAATCTAAATAAGAATGTTAAATTAAAAAATACATTTGGTGAATTTCGTGGTTATTCTAGTTGGTCAAGAGACCAAATTAGAGTTAGACAAACTGATCCTAATATAGTGCCTCACAATGAACCAACATTGCAAGTCTCAGGTGTTAATTCTAGAATCATATCTGCACACTATGATTTAATTGTGTTGGATGATGTAACCGATAGTGATAATTCTAAGACAGAAACAAGAAGAAGAGACTTAGAGAATTGGTACAATGGAGATATTATAGGCACATTCTTAGAAAATACTCAATTAATAAATATAGGAACCAGATGGCATGAAGATGATATACATGAATTCTTTATGACTAAAGCTGGATTTAAAGTTTTAAGTTATAAAGCTTTATTAAATGAGGAAGAAGTAAAACAAGGTAAGCCTGCTAAAGTTTTATGGCCTGAACATCTTCCATGGGATGAAGAGATGGCAAGTAAATATAGTTTACCTAAAGACACTCTAACACTTAAATTTATTAGAGAGCATCAGGGAGAAGTATATTTCCAGATGCAATTTCAAAATAATATTATCGCATCTGGTTTATCTAAATTTAAACCAGAATGGATTGATGAAGCAATTCGTAAATTTAGAAGTCTTAATGGAATTGTCCCTCTAAACCTTAAAAAGTATATAGGTGTTGATATAGGAGGAGAAGATAAAGTTAGTGACTGGGGAGTTTCTACAGTAATAGGTGTTGACGATGACAAAGGAGATATCTATGTACTTGATGGTAATAGAACACATTCTAGTCCAAATCGACAATTTGAAATAATGAAATCATTAGATGATAAATGGAAAGCTTCTAGAATAGGTATGGAAGCAGTAGCTCAACAAAAACATATGGTAAGTCAAGTAGCTAAAGAGAATCCTAATTTACCTATTATGCCAATTAAATCATCCTGGGTCAATGATAGAGGGACAAGAACAGATAGGTTATCTATAATATTTGAAACAGGTAGAATTTATTTAAATCCTAATCTAACTCATTTAATAGATGAGTTAAGAAGTTATCCTCGTGGTAGACACGATGATTGTATTGACAGTCTTTCTTTTGCTATTGAATCATCACAGAAAGGTAATGTAATTGATTGGAGCAGAGTGAGCGATGTTATGGTAGCGAGAAAAAGTAGATATACACAAATGAAGAAAGTATGAAGATGTGGTCTCAAAGAGACTCAAGTGAAATTTCATTGGAGGAATTCAATGGCGGATAAAGGAAAGACAGAAGAAGTTTATATAGGAAGTAAAGAACTTCCAAAGTATTTATCAGCATGCTTCTACGCTCTAGGTCAAAAGGATGAAATAACTATAATTGCTAGAGGAAATAACATAAAGAGGGCATTTGACATTGCTGCTATATTAATTAGACAGTATTTATCTAATGCTAACTATGAAGTTAAAATAGGTAGTGAGAAATTTGAAGATAGATATGTTACTACTATAGAAATATTATTAAGAGGTAAAAAGATAGATGGCGAAGTTAAAACTAAATAATCCATTTAAGACAAAGATTAAATACCTTAAAGATGATGGTAGACCACAATCTCTAGTAAGAACTGGTGGTGGTGGAGCTATGGGTATTCAATCTAGAGATAGATCTATTTCAGATTTAAGAACTTATTGGGATTATTATTATGGGGATGGTACAATATTTGCTGCGTTAAATACGACAGCTTGGAATACAGTGATGGTTGGATATAATTTAATAGCTGAAGATGAAGATGCTAAAAAGTTAATAAAGAATTTCTTTGATATTATTAATATAGAGAGAATGGCTAGACAATCAACATTGTACACCCTTATATTTGGAGATTCATTTACGGAAAAAGTATATAATAAAGGAAAAGATATATCAAGATTAAAAGTTATAGATTCTAGAACTATGCTTATAAATTCAGATGAATATGGTGACGTTCAATCTTATCAACAAGAAATAAGTGGAAAGAAACAACCAATAATAAAAACTGAATATATAATGCATCTAAGGTTCTTTGAAATTCCTGGTTCACCATATGGTGTGTCACTTATAGCACCTAATAAGGATACAATAGATAGAAAAGTATCTACAGATGAAGCTTTATTTAATGCAATCAAAAGACATGGTACCCTTAAATGGGTAGCATCAGTTGGATCTGAAAAGGATGGACAAATGCCACCTGATTCAGTTATGGATGATATTAAAGAGAAATTAGAAGATATTGAATCTAAGAATGAATTTGTTGTTCCTTGGTTTATAGATCTTAAAACTATAGATGAACAA